ATCGAAAGATGCATATATTTTGCTAAACAAATATCCACTCAGCACACATATAGTGCATATTGTAAACTTGTTTGGTTAAAAGACGAAGGGCAGGTTTACAAGTAAAATGATAGTTGTAGTGTATTTAGTTCTACTTGCGTTATTCATTGCTGTTCTTGTTTATGGCGCTTGTGCTTATGATCTGCTCTACAAACAACAATCCTACCCTTTAGATGAAATCGAATTAAAAACTCAAAAGATAAAGGATAGGATAAATTTGTTTAATCGGACTTATCATGTACATACAACTGAAGAATTGCATAGTGTATCACTTTCATCAGATCCTTACGGGCATCCAAAGGTGTACCCTTATTCCCATAACGTTGGGCATATTTCATAACATTACCCATATTAAATCCTGTGCCATGGCCAGCATCATAAATAAACTCTGATGCTTGAAATTTCTTTTTAGAATAATGTTGACTATACGTTGATTCAATGTAGTCAGAGATTTCGCTTATATATTCATCTTCATAAAATTTATAATCACCTTTTCTTAGGTGTATCCGAGTGACTGTCTTTGTCATTTCACTATTTCTCCCATGATTGCATTGGCATAACACATTTACTATCGTTATAGTCATCTGCCGTATATGTTCTGGTGGCTTGTTCTTTAATCATCACACCATCTTTATAGCGATATGTAATTAGTTCTCTACGAACAACACCATTTAAGTCAATATCAAACTCGCTTTGAAAAGAACCATCTTGCATTATCTTTCCCATCTATAAAATATATGATTATCAATTTTAGTTGTTTTTGTTTTTGTTACTGCCCATTCTGGCGTTACGTAGTCGGCATGATAATGAGTAGCGCCATCGGTGAAGTCTGTAAGATGTCCATTATAGATCTTAAAAGCGATGGTACGAGCAAACTCATAAATGTCAAGATCAGCAGTAGGAATATTATCAGACTTCCCATCACAGTACCAACTAAATTGACAGCGATGACGCAATGGGACCATAATGTTTTTGTCTTTCCAAGATGGTCTTTCAGGTCCTTGTTTAATAACCTCACAATATGAGTGAGGAAAACGAGTATCATTAACACGATTGCGAGTGACAAAAGCGACTCCTATCATACCTTTCGCTGATTGGTTTCGTGCTTCCCAGTATATATTATCTGCTAAACACTTCTGTTCTGTATATGATGTATGAAATGCTGAAGCATTGGCTTCAGCACCAAAAGCAGACTTGCCTGTAACAAGTCCACCTAAAAAGGCAATTGCGAATGCACCTAAAACATATATCTTCATGAGTGTGCATTGATCAGAAAACTATGCGTGAATTCACGCTCATGCGTATATCCGCTGTCATACGCATATGATGCTTTTTCTTCAACAGTATACCGCGTGATGTTTCCATCATGTAGAATTTGTCGAATAACACTATTCATGCCATCTTTAGTATGCCGAACCGTTTCCCATGTGCCACCGTCATTTTGGTAAGCAGTGATAACAAACTTTTGTGAAACTTCCATAACTAACCTCTCTCTTTATTGTCTATACAGTATAGCAGGAAAATAGAGAATGTCAAGTACTTTTTTCAATTAAATTTAATTTATTTACAGAATTCTTTTATCATTGGAAAGATTGGTTCAATTGCTTCTGCACACGCTCTAGCTAATCCGATGTGTTCTTTTTGCGTTCCATGACCTGAGCGTAAGTCGATATAATGAATCCAGGACCTGATGGTTCCGTTAACATACAGTCTAGATTCCATAATACCTTCTGGTAGAACTGCGCGAGCTTGTTCTTTGGCAATACCATTTTCAATTGCCCATTCATATGCTTTCTTTGATACATTTGTAACCTCTGCTTGTTGTTTATACCAATCAAGTTGTAGTTCTGGATCATCAGTTTCAATACTATTTTGCCTATTCTTAGTATCTTGCAGTCTAGCATCTTTAAATTCAAATGCCATGTCTAGGGTTGGATCAGCATATCTCTGAGAAAATTCTTGAAACGAAAATGACCTATGCCTCAGTAACTGCCGAGCAATATCACGAGTAGTAGTTACCTCTAAGCAAGCAGACACCATTTCGAATGGGGACCAGTGTGCTTCTCGCATAAGATATCGTAATAGTTTTTCGGACGTTTCGGTGTTATTTTGGTTGGTGGGATTCGAGACACGGGCTGTATACGCGATAAGTTCTTGGATATCGTTGCCGACATATAGTTCTTCCTCCGGTGGCTTTGAGTAGCTAATTAATCTTACTTTCATTTAAAAATATCCCATTACAAAGTTTTCTGCACAATCTTCGGCGTAACGCTCACTATGTTCATATAAGGGTCTAGTCTCTATAAGATTGTCTGATTTATATAATTCAACATAGTACCCTTTTTCATTTTTCATGACCATGGCTCTACGATCTTTAAACTCTTCATCGCCCCAATATGTACTGAGATCTGGACCTTTATAGTTCATAACTTGAATCCTTCAAACTTTTCTGATTTGATTTTTTCGCCGCTTGCTGATTTATCAAACACTGGTGTATCGTCCATTAATGTTTGTTCGTTTTCTTCTGCATCATACAATCTCATCTTAGATCTATCAACACCGATAACAAAACGTTTATGATTTGTTGGGTCGTTATATCTATTCTTCAATTGTTTGACCATCATCTGCCCGAGCCCCTCAAGTTCTTCAGTCGAGATAAGAGCGAACATGAGATCCGCCGTAGCCGGTAGACCGAAAGACTCAGATGTATCCTCCAAACCGACATCAGAATTACCATAACCCGAACGCGTCGTTTGAGTCGCCGAGAAAATCGGTACATTAAACTCCACCGCCAGTCCTCTAAGTTCCTCAGCAATCGCCTTAATGTATGTATAAGAATTGATTGATCCTCCCATAGCTTTCATTCGAGAAGAAGAACAGATATTCAAATAATCAATAAAGATAATATCTGGTTCGAATGATCTTTTCAGTTTCAATTCATTTAACAATGCTCTAAAATGACCTGAATGAGCAGAGCCAGTAGGATACTCTTTTATGATTAATCTACCGTCAGTCTTACGAGCAACATTATCAACCTTTTCTCTGAACATATCTTTCGATAAGTTCTCAAGCTGGTCAATAGGAACGTTTAGAAGATTAGCATCAATACGTTCTGCTATACGTTCTTCTGCCATCTCCATAGTAATATATAGAACATTTCTACCTTCTACCAAAGCGCCACTAGCAACATGACACATGAATAAAGACTTGCCAACGCCAGTACCTGCAAGGGCAATGTTAAGTGTTTTACGCGGTACACCACCCTTTGTAATTTTATTAAAATAGTCGAGATCAAATGGAATCCTATCTTCTTCTGTATGGTAAAAGTCATAACGTTGTTCGAAATCATCAACATAGTCGTGACCCACACTGTTATCAAATGATACGCCAAGAGCTTTAGTTAGCAAATCTGGTAATGCATTCTTAGTCATGCTCTCATGTTTACCATCAATAATAGAAATAGATTCCATAATGGCAATATGAATTGCACGATCTTGGCACCACTTCTCAGTATTGTCAAGAAGCCAATCGCCGTCAATTTCTTCGCCCGTATACAACTGAGGAATAATGTCCATTGCCATCTGAAACTGTTCATCAGACATGCCAGTTGATTCTTGCAATTCAATCGTTAGAGTTTCTGACGTTGGTAGTATGTTGTATTTCGACACATACTTACCAGCTTCTTTGAATAGAGACCGATATACACCTTGAAAGTAATCAGGCTTAATGAAAGGTAACACTTTACGCATATACTTCTCATCAGTCAGAATATTTCTTAATATTGTTTGTTCTATATTTACTTGCATATTTTACTTTCATTACGAATTTTAGTTGCTGAAATTGAATGCACAGCTTCTCCTAAATCATACTGTTTAATTGTGTAGCCGACATCACGACCGTAACCAATGTTAACTATATTTGGAACTATCATTATAACATAGTCTATATCATATGTAAACCCATTTAATTCGTTTTTAATCATTTGTTTCATAGTGACTGGCGGATATGGATTGTCTTCGTTGATGGACATACTTCTGAGCATGATAACTACTTGACCAGTTTCTGCATGCATGCGTTTGAAAAGTTCAGTATGTCCAAAATGCCATGGTTGAAATCTACCTAGCATCTGAGAAGTTGGCTTATTATAATCCATTAGTACTTTTTTATCTCTAAATTTTTCATTGATGTGCCAATTGGACGATCGGCTTTCTCATCTGCTATTCTTGACATATAATTTTCAACTACTAACATCAATTGAGCATGCGTATCATTAAACCATCCTTTAACATGATAATCAATTTCATTCGGAAATGGTTTCATAAACATAACATTTGTATCTTTGTACTTAGAAGATTCAATTGTGTCCATAAAAATAGTATAGTCTGCATCAAACTCTTTTCGCGTCCAATCAAGTGGACATACAAAGTCTGCTACTACCATTCTTCCAGCTAAGACACAACCATCAGCTAAGTGCCTCATACGTTCCGATTGCTTAACGCGACCATTACATGAAAAGTCCCAATCATCATATCTTGTTCGAATCTCATCAGCATTCAAATGAATGGCACCAATAAGTTCTGCAAATGGTTTAGCCAAAGTAGTTTTACCACTGCCAGGCAATCCCATTACTAAAAACTTCATAGATATCTCCGTTAAGCTTTATCGTCTTTTTCTTTGTCCGTGAATACTGCAGTGTCGTTTTCAACGGCATCTCTTAATATCTCTTGCAAGATATCACCCGCTACTTCTTGAAGCTCTTCGTTATCAGAAGTAAGTTCGGAGTCTGGTGATGATTCAACAAAGAAATTAAATGACATAACTCCTTCGGCTTCTTCGTTAATACTGATTGCACCAAACTGAATTATAGTCTCATTAAACATACCTGCAGTAATGCGTACAAGCCAGTGTTGGTCCCCAGCATCGCCAGGAACCAATTGATAAGTTTCGTTTTCTTTATGCTTCATCTACTAATGCATCCATATCGATTTCTGATCTGTGTCCAATGGTGTAAGACTTTTTAACAAATTCTTTAAAGTCTGTGGTATCAAAGATAGGAGTCCAGAATTCTTCAAGTAAGGTTTCTGCTTCTCGTTTTTTACCATCAGATAGAATTTCACCAGTAGAAGGATCTACTGCTTCATACCAACCATTACTAGGCTTCTGTACATACCCACCAGCGAGTGCGACTTCGAGTAAACCAGAATATGTCTCAACGCCACCTTCCCATGATACTGTTATAGGAATCTTAGACTTTTCTTTCACATAACGAGACTTCTCAACGTTAATAACGAAATCATATCCAGTGACTTCAGTGCCTTTCTTGTTCTGACGGCGACCAATAATCCAAATATTATCTGCAGAATAGTAGATACCTGTACCACCGGAAACGATAGCTTTAGGAAACAGACCAATCTCTTGATAAGTATGATTAACCGCAAGTAATGGAATATCTTTCATTGCAAGATATGGTGTTGTCATACGGAACAAGCCCTTTAGTGCTTTAGCACGAGACATATCTGCAACAGACTTTTCATTGATGGCATCTTCCATCTCTTTCTTAGATGCAAGATTACCGATAGAATCAATAACGACAATCACTTTGTCATCACGGTCTAAACCCTCTAACTGAGAAATCAAATCAAACTTAAGTTCTTCTACGTTAGTAATTGGCGTATGAAGTACACGACTTGTATCGACCTCAAACAGTTCGAAGTAAGATTGTGGTGAGCCAAACTCTGAATCATAGAATAGCATAACAGCATCTGGATACTTTTTCATATACGCGCCAGCCATAAGCAATGCAAACGATGTCTTGAAGTGCTTCGAAGGACCAGCAAGAACAGTCAGACCAGGTGCTAAACCACCGTCTGTAGAACCAGACAGAGCAACGTTTACCATTGGCACATTTGTCGGAACCATGTCTTTCTCATTAAAAAATTTAGACTCAGATAGAATTTCTGTAGCTTTAAGCTTAGAATTCGATTTGAGTTTATCCATAATACTCATATATTTAACTCCTAATTTGATTGTAATATATTATAGCACAAATTCACCAGAATGTAAACCCTGTTTTTTCATAAAAGATTCTGCACCCATCATAGCAGAGTTTACTGCTTGGTGCATATCGACATAGACATACATGCCACAACGACCTATAAATGTCATGTTCTCAGGCTCTTGTGCTTTATATTTGTTATAGATTTCTCTATTCTTGCCATCAACATCTTTGACTGGATAATATCTTTCCATATTATTGTCACGATAATCACATGGCTCTTCATAAGTAAGAGTTGTGAAACACTTGTTATCACCATGACCAGGCATATTTTTCCATTCTGAAACTCGTGTGAACGGACCATCATGAGTAAAGTTCACAGTAGTAGTTGGAAGAGTTTTTGACATGGGTAAAGTTACGTTATGAAACTTAAGAGATCTGTATGGCAATTCACCATGTTCATTATTGAAATATACATCAATTGGCATTGAGTTAAAACAATGGTCAAAATGCCAAATGTTTGTGTAAGTTGTATTCAGTTGTACAATGATGTTTTCATGATCAAGCATACTAGCAACCATATCTGTGTAACCATACTTAGGTAAAACTTGATATTCATCACCAGGAAAATACAATTCATTATCATCGTCTCTTACTGGAATTCTTTGTAAAATGCTAGGGTCAAGTTCTTCTATGTCTTTGTCCCACATCTTTTTAGTGTAGGGTCTATAGAAGGTGTCTATGATGTTTTCTTCACCTACAATTTCCTTTGTCTCTTTGTTGACAGGTAAAGTAACAAACTGACCATCTTCTAGTT